TCGCGCAGCATCCGGTTCATCTGCGCTTCGGCGAGCGAGATGAACTCAGGGATGCGCGCGGTCAAATCGCTACGATCAAGCCAATTCGCCAGCGCCGTTTGAAGCTCGGCGTAAGTGGTGATGGCCACTAGATGCCACTACCGACCGACACGGTGATGTTGGCCGTGCTGGAGGCCATAATCACCGAGTAATAGAGCGGCGAGTTATTGCCCTCGTTCATCACCGTAAATCCGACGCACTGGCCGGGGGGCAAGGGCTCGTCCGAGGTCGTGGCCGCGACGGAGCTAGACGAACTCCAGGCGATATAGCCCCAGGTCGTGCCGTCGTTGCACACGCGGATTTGAAACGAGCCGTTCGGGCGCGTCGGAAATTGCGCGGCGGTCGATGCCGAGTTGGTCGCGCTCACCTTCGTCTTGCCGCCCGCGCGAGGCGAAAACAGGTAGGTCATGCCGAGGTGTCCTCGTGTTTGCTTCCGCCTGGCCTGCGAAGAAGCCATTCGTGGAAGTTGCCCGGATAGGCCGTGCCGTCCGCGCCGTGGTGGGTGATCTCAAGGTCAGGCACGATCCAGATGTCGCCCCCGGCCGCGTTCCAGCGCCGCGAAAAGGCGTAGTCCTCGCCGTACCAGACGCCCTCGTGGGCGCCGTGATTGAACAGGTCGAATTGCGGATTGTAGCGCGGGCCGTAGACCAACTCGGGATACGCGCCCATCAGCTTGTGAACCGCAAACGAGGTGATCTTGAGGAACCCGGCCGGGACCCATTCGGCGTGGATGCAACCGTCCGCCCTAGTGTCCGGGACGCCGTTTGCGTCCGTGTGCCATGTTCCCATGTACTCTTCCGGTTCCTGCTTGAACCGATAGGTGCCGCAGATCACGTCGTCCTTGTAGCTGACCAGCCGGGTAAGCTCGCCGGGCTTCCACGACATATCGTGATCCAGAAACACCACGATGTCGGCATCCCAGGTCATCGCGTTGCGGAGCAATTGTGCGCGAGCGTGTGAGATGTAGGAGGAGCCTACGCGCCAGGTCAGGCCGTGATCAAAGCCAGCGGCCTCAATGTGCGGAACCTCGGCCTCAACGGCGTCCAGAAGCGCCTGATAAGGTCGGGTGATGGTGGGGCAGCACAAGGCGAGCTTGGGCCGCCCCCCATCTTCTCTCTTGATCGGCACGCGGTTTTAGGCCGCGCCCTTCCAAAGACCGATAGCGGTCAGGGTGTTCATGATCTCGATGATTGCGGCCTTGACCTCGGTCGTCACGTCCGCCGAGGAGGCGGTGCCGACGAGCGCGGTGCCTTGTGCGGCTGCGGCGCGCTGGCTGATCGCCGTGGTGCCGTAGAACGCAATCTTCTCGCTGATCCCGGTGCCGAGACCAACGCCGTCCGGGCCGTTGTCGCCCACATAGTTCACAGCCATGAGACTGTCCTTTCTGAATGAAAAGCGGGCGGGACCGAAGCCCCGCCCTAGTCGCCGGAGGTCGGCTAGTTGTTGTGGAGACGGGCCGCGAGTTGAGCGCGAAGCGTCTTGTAGCCGTAGAGCACGTCCAGACGGCACGGCATGGCGTCATTGTTGATGTCGTACTGGCGAACCAGACGCATCGAAATGCCGTCCATGACCTCGCGGGCCGCCATGTCCACGCCCTTGGGCATGAGCAAGTCAGCGGTCGCAAAGGTGAAGGCGTCCTTGTGGTACAGGAGGCCGGTGTTGTCCGTGCCAGAGGCCGTGCCGGCGACAGTGATGGCCTTGGAAGCGCCGGGCGACACAAGCGTGACGTTCTGCGTCGCGCCCGAGGTCACCGGAGCCGGGGACACCGTGATGTTGCCGTTGCCGCCCGCCGAAGCCGCCGTGATGACGAACTGCTGCAGGATGCCGGTGGACGCCTTGGTCTCGGGATGCACCTTGACCACATCGGCGATGGTGAACACGTCGCCCACGGCCCAGGAGCCGGTGCCGCCGGTCACGGCGATGGTCGCCGAGCCCGAGGTGATGCCGGTCGAGGTGTTGACGATGTACGAACCATTCGCCGCGCCGCGCGTGTGGCCAGGCCACATGCTGTTCTCCGAGAAGTCGAAGCCCAGCGCGCGGCCAACGTAGCCCTCGCGGTACTGCTTGCTGATCTCGCGCTGGTCATTGAACAGCGACTTGGAGTCGGTCACCAGATTGACCATCTGCTGGCCGTCAAGGTTGGCGCTGCGGTTGTCGAGCGGGGTCAGCGAGTCCTGCAGGATTTTGCGCCCGTCAAGAACGTGGGCCAGGGTCAGGGCAGAACCGGAGTTCCACACCGCCTGATAGACGTCCTTGTACATCGCCATAGCGTCGTATTCGATGTTGGCCGCAAGGACCGCCATCGCCGGCTCAATGATCCGGGACGAGAAGTCGTCCAGGCTCAGGGTCAGTTCGGCAGACGAGAAGTTCACGTCCACGCCCTTTTGGGTCGCGACCTGAAGCGTCACGCTGGTCTCGGCGGTGTCCTGCGTCTGGATCGTCGCGCCGGATCGCACCGTGTACTGGTTCGGCAGGCGAATCTTGAGGCTGTCGCCGATCTTCGCGCCGGACTTGGCGAAGCTGTCGTCGTACTGGCGGTTGATGCTGCCGACGAAGTTCAGCTTCTGGTGGAGGACGCGCAACGCTTCACGCGTCACAACCGTGGATGTGAGGACTGTGTTGCCCATGATGATAAGTTCCTTCTGGCCGCCGAAGCGGCACGGGGAGGGGCGGCGTCATCCGACGCTGCTGTTGCGGTTAACGCGCTCGGGCTTTCGCCACCTGCGCGTTGCGACGACGGACCCATTCGTCGGTGGGAAGGCTGTCGTCCAATCCGGCGCGATACTGCCCACCTTTCGGGGATACAGTCGGCGCGGGCTGGACCTTGGCGATCTTGCGAACCTGATCCGTCTTGATCTGTTTGGACTCGTACTCGGCGACCTTGGCGCGAAGCGTGGCCAGTTCCGACAAGACCTTGAAGGTCCGAATGTCGGGCTCGCCGTCGTCGCTGATGAACGAAGCCTTGATCTCGTCCGGCGTGATGCCATACGCGACCGCGACTTGCGCCACCTGCTGCACAAGCGCCGGGCCGTAGCCCTGCACCTCCCGAGAAAGAATCTTATCCGCTTCCTGCAAGGCGGCCTCGGCGGCCTGGTCCTTTTGCAGACGGATCGCGGTTTCCTTTTCGGTGATTTCCGAGGTCAGTTGACCGACCTTGGATTCCAGCCCTCGCCATTGGGCCATCGCCTTGGCAACCGCACTCGCGCCGTACTGAGACTCGAACTGGTCCCAATCGAGCGACTGAAATTGCTGTAGCTGGCCCGTCAGGGTCTCAAGCTGGACCCGCTCGGTCAGGGTGGCGCGTTGAAGTTCGGCTTGCTGTTCGATCTCCGCATAGCGGGCGCCCAGGGCCTTCCTCTGTTCCGCGACTTCCTGCGTCTTGCGGGTGTAGTCCGCCTGCATCATCAAGCCCGCCTTGAGCGTCTTGGGCAGAGCGTACTTCTTGCCGTCCCATTCGACTTCCTCGGTCTCTTCCTCCGGTTCGGCCTCGGGCTCGTCGCCTTCGGTCGCCTCGGTTTCCAAGCCTTCGGTCTGGTCTTCGGTCGTGGCTTCCGCCTCGGCCTCGACTCCCTCGACCTCTTCGGTCGCCGGGTTGGTCTCGGTTTCGGACATTGGGTTCCTTCTCAGGGATTGCGGCGTCATCTCGACGGCGCGGTGATCCGGGGTCGCCGGAATCTCTATGCGGCGGCGCTCACCTCTTTCGGGAGCGGCGTCGGCTTCATGGCCTGGATGCGCTTGGTCTCGGCGTCGAACGCCTTCACCTGAATCTCCTGGGCCTTAAGCTCGTACTGCGCCTTAAGCTGTTCGTTCTCGGTGGCGAGCGCCTGCAATTGCGTCTGCATCTGCTGCATCATCGCCGCGACTTCCTCTTGCGGCGGGCCGGCGGGCGCGCCCTCCGCACCTTCGCCGCGAAGCTGGGGCGGAAGCATCATTTCCATGCGCTCGGCAATCTCCTCCGCACCGGGCCAATCCAGGCTCTTGGCGAGAAGGTCGCCGATCAGCGGAGCCGCGTCGGGATAGGCGCGGATGAGTTCGATCATCTGCGTGGCGGCTTCCTCGCGCTGCGTCGAGAACGAAGGCCCGGCCTTGACCACGCAGTCGTATTTGCCCGCGCCGAGGTCGTAGATTTTGCTGATCTCCTGAACCTGCCCGGTCTCGGGGTCGCGCACCTGCTCCGTCACCGGCTCATTCACGCGGGCCATGTCGGGCGTCCCGTCGATGCCCAGGATGCGAACCACGCGCGGGACCGAATAGACCTGCGGAATAAGGTCGATCAGCACCCGGCCCGCATGACGGATGGCGCGGGACAGATTGTCGATAAAGTGGAACGTCGAAACGTCGCTCTCTAGTTGCCGCTGACGGATGGCGACGCCGCTGGTCTCGTTGGACCGCGCGCCGACACCCGCGTCGAAGATGCCGACCGTAGCCTTGATGTCGTCGGCGGCGTTTAGGGCCTCCTGCACCGCGCCGGCTGGAACACCTGCGAAGGCTTGGCGCTGGGGCGGTGTTGCGCCGTCGTACTCAATGAACGCATGGCTTTGCGTGTTGGCGGACGCCCACTTTCCCGCATCGGTCACGAACGCGCCCTTGGGGCCGATAAACGGGGCCTTGGGGGCAAGCGCGACCAGTTCCGTCGCCGCCGTGCGCCAGTAGTTGAACATGCGCTGGGCGTCCATCGCGCCTTGCGTCAGCGAGCGCCAGTAACGCTTGCCGCGATAGTTCACCTCGGTCCCGTAGACCGGGATGATCGGGATGTACTTGCCCGCCCACTCGACCTTGGACAGTTCCTCCGCGCCCGACATGATGCGCTGCACCACCTTGTGCGACTTCACGTCCCGCTCGGCGGTCACCTCAAGCCCGATGGCGTCGAATAGCTCCTTCTGCGCGGCGTAGTCGGTCGCATCCATGACCGTACCGTCAGACAGAAGCACAATCGACCGCTTGACCTCCTCGCGCGTCCACCACTCCGCAATCATCACCTGATCGCCGTCGCGCCAGGGCGAACCCACATCGCGCCAGGCGTCGTCTTCCCAATTGACCGGATCAGCGCCCTTGAAGCGCTTCTCAAACTCGGCCTTGGAGATGTTGTCCGTGACGAAGGCGACGTTCCAATCGCTCGAATCCGCCGCCGTGGAGTCACAGTCTCCGTACACGCTGAGCGCATTGGCGATGCGCTCGATCACGATGTCCTGCTCAAACGTGTCGTCGGACGTGTAGGCGGTGTTGATGCGGAAGTAGCCGAACCCACCGAACACGGCCTGCTCCAGCGCGGTGTCGTAGGCCACCTCGGCGTTGGACGACGCCTCGATGTTGCGGATCAGGCCGCTGAATATCTCCGCTGTCTCGGGGTCGGCGTTGTCATCCGAGGGGCTGACGATAATCCCCGGCTTGTTCTGGCGGGCGTCGTTGACAACCTGCCGGCCAAGCACGGCCAAGCGGTTGACCGTGAGGCAAGGGCGCCCGTCCAGTTCACGCTGACGGCGCACGGCCTCAGGCCACTGCTCCTCCATCATCGCAAAGCGGATGTTCTCTTCGAACTGTTGGCGGGCCTGTGACTCATACTCTGCGATATGGTCGAAGGCTTCGCGGGCTTCCTTGATCTCGTCCATCAACCCATCCAGCCTCCCGCCCCGACGTAGTTCTGCTTTGGCTTCCGCGCGATCAGCGGCTCTTCATACGCAACCGCCAGAAGCCCGAAGGCGTCGCTGTTGTGAACAACGGCACCGTTCTCAAGCGCGAACCAATGGCCATCAGGGACGGTGATGTCCCAAACGTCAGCCCTCTCGGTCAGCCTTTTGACGCTCTCGATAACGAGCGGCGTACTCGCTGCTTTTGCCGCGCTCGCGGTAAGACGCCTGCTTGCATCGTGAGGAGCAAAACTTTTGCTCGTGGGCGTTCGCCCGAATGAGGCAATCAAACGTCTCGCCGCAGTGGAAACACGCCCGAGGCTCTCTTTTCCACTTTGTCCAGCTCTTAGAGCGCTGCGCGTGGCGGCTGTGCCAAAGCCTACCCTCTGGAGAGGCGTGCCAAGCAGCCGCAGCGGTTCGGGCCTTGTCGTTGAAGTGCTCAGTCCGCCCCGACCTGTGCTCGTGCCATGTGAGCGAAAGATGCTCATCGGCGGGCAGACACTCAAGGTTTGATAGCGCGTTGTTGAGGACGTTTCCGTCCTTGTGGTGAATGTGGCACCCGCGAGGGATGTCGCCAAACGCGGCCCGCCAGACATTGCGGTGAAGACGCTGACCGCCGCGCGACAGATACCGCTCAGAAGGCCAGAGGCGGTAGAGGCCGCCATCGAAATACTGTGTGAGCGGGTCAAGGCTGATTGGATCAGCAAACCCGCTTGCAGGCTCTCTGCGGATTTCCACCCGCTCGCCGTCAAGAACAAATGATCCGGCGTACACTTCACCGAATATCCGCCGACGAACCCCACCTCCACAAGTGGGGCATCCCTCTTCGTCACCCTTGGCGCAATGTACCGCTTCCAACCACATGGCGTTAGAACTTCCCCTTGATTTGGAAGCTCTTTTATCCGACGCTTTCCGTAACGCGTCAAGACTTCGGTGTCGCCGTGAAAACAGCCGTGTGATGCCCAATCGTGTTCAGGCCCGAGGCCAATCTCGCGCTTGTCGTCGCGGCGTTCGTGGTACGCGCCCAACACCTCAAGCCCGTCCGCCGTCGTCGCCTCGTTGAACCACATGCGGGGAAACAACCGCCGACCCGCGTCGATCCGAAGCATGGCCGCCGATGGCCCCTGGTTGCGGATCACCTCAACGTCGAACCCGGCTTCTCGCGCCTGGTCCTCGTAGCTCTTGCCGTTGTGGTTCTCGGGGCCGACCCTTGAGCCGTCGTGCGGCAGATAGACCATGCAGCCGCGATAGCCGCGCTGGCGTAGCTCTTCGAAGTAGTAGCTAGGCGGCTGGCCCGAGCCTTCGATGTAGTCCAGCAGGGTGATCTTCTGACCCACCCATTGCGCCACCCAGATTGCCGTATGGTCGCGCCGGCCCAAATCCCAGAAGGTCCGTATCGCCATGTTCGGATCGCGGGCCACAAAGCCGATGCGGTTTTCCTTCCGCGCTTCGGTCAGGCTTGCCGCGTAGTAAGCGCCCTCTGTCACCTTGGCGTAGTCGCCTTCCCAGATGTGGTCGTATTGGTCCGGTCGGTCGCGCAAATCGTCCAACCGCTCCTGTTTCAGTTCCGCCGGGAACCATGGGTTCTCCGACCAGTTGGCGCGGATTACCGTTGAGCCGGTCGGGGGCGATGGACCGCGCAAGAGAACGTCCACCGCGTCGGTCTTGCGCCTGGGGTTCCAGCTAAACCAAAGTTCCGAGCCGGGCTTACGAAGCGTCGGGCGAAGGAGCGTGAGGCTGTAGGTCGAAAGGGACTGCGCCTCTTCCACCCATGCAACGTCGAAGTCCTCCAGCGACTTGATCGAATCCGCCGTGTGATCCTGCATCCCCTGGAAAA